GATAATTCCCTGTTTCAAAAGCTGAACGCATCGCCGTCCTGTTATCATCAAACTGTTTTAGCTTTCCGTCTATCATTTGAATAGTAGGAAATACAGACCAGTTTCCACCTTCATCAACTTCTGCCGCCATCCTATGAGATGACACCGAGCCATCCTCATTTTGAATATAAGGATAATTTTGCGGATTATTAATCCGGTCAATAAACTGCGGTCTATCTGCCACGATTAAGCCTCTCTATCTCGGCGTTAGACATGAACTGTCGCATCTGTCGCAGGCGCTCTTCTTCTTGGATCTGCTGCTGTTTCTGCCTTTCAAGCTGAAGCTCGTTCATCTTCAGTTGGTTGTCTATCTGCTCGCCCATAGCTTGTGCGCTTGTCTTGTCGATAGTAGCCCCAGCCTGTTGAGCCTTAACCTGGGTATCCATTCGCCTAGTCTCGGCGTTAAATGAATCAATCTGATTCTCTGCCTGGTCACCAGCCATATCCATCTGCATTCTCTGGCCTTCCATCTCCAGCTTTTGCATATCCATCTGTAAGCGCATCTGCTCGTTCTGTAGTTTGGCTTGCTCTATCTGCGCTTTGAGCATCTCTGCCTGGCCTTTCATCTGCTCGGCCTGAGCTAGTACCATCTCTGGTGAAGGCTCCTGTAATCCTTGCTCTTGATTTATAGCTGCTTGCTGAAGCTCCTCTTCTGTCATCTGCTCTTCTGGGATAAGGTTTGCGAGAATCATTTGCGCTCGCTTTCTATCAGAGATCTGTTGAGCAGAAGCCGTAGCTACGTTATCAAGCAGCACATCGCCAGCGATCTGGAGGATAGATGGATCAACCTTCGCAATCTCGATGATGGTCTCAATCGTTTCCTGCTGCCGATTCTGGAAACTTGCCCCAGCCTTAACCTGGACATCATAGATTCCAACCGACAGGTCTTGCAGAACTACTATGTCACCAGTCTGCTGATCTAAAACCCGCTTATTAATGTCTGCAACATCATAGGTATTGTCTTCTTTGAGAATTCTTACAGTTCTTTCTGAATCATAAATCCTGGGAATAGCGTCAACCAGGATGCGTCCAGTAGCTCTAATACCAAACTCCAGAGCCTTGAAGTATTTCATTGTAGAGTTATCGCCTTTGTTCTGTAGCTGCTGGATTGCAACTCCAGACTGCAAGCCTGGGTTATCGCCCATGTTGCTGGCATACATACCGGATGCGTAAGTTATCATCCCTCTCATAGCCTCAGACATCGTGCGAAGTCCGGCATTGATTTGAGCGCCGCCTTGTTGAGCTGGAGTCTGCGGATACTCTGGGTCTACGTTAAAGAACTGAACAGGCTCGGCATTAGTGTTAAGCGTCTGAAGGCTCTTCTCATGGCCAGCAGCCTGAGCCATTGTCATCCAATACTTACTCCTGGAGCTTAAAGCTCCTTCAGATACTTCTCTTGAGACGGAGTAGTTTAAAACTCTCTGGCTATCCATCAGCTTTTCTACAGCGCCATGCCACAAGTTCTTGTTCTCAAACACCTTGTAGTTGGCATAAATAGGTATGACCGGGATCACTCCAAAGACAGTCTCTTTCTTTTCTTCAAGCCAATCAGAGTTATCAAAGAATCTGCTGCATACTCGCTTCTTGGGCCTGTTTCTACGCCTGGTCTCAGTTACACCAATAGCTGCCAACTCATCTATAATTTTCTCAAATCCTTCGCTGTCAGTGTCGTAAGTCTCGCCGTTAGTCATTAAGACTAGCTCTCTGCTTTCTTCTTCGCAGTACAGCAGCTCACCAATTATTACGACCTCAGCCTTCTGGTAGTACACATCCCCATCTCGACCTTCACTAACAGACTCGCCAGAACCTTCGGGCCATCTCCGGTCATACTCATCTTTGCCTATTGCGTGAAGGACAAAGCAATATCTGCTATCCGTCTTGTCTTGCTTGGTAGCTGCCGGATCAAAGAAAACTCTATCCAGCGCATCCGGGATAGTCTCGATCATTAGATCTTGCTCAAAGCTATCCGCTGAAACATATCTATGAGTTACACGCCAGGCATCAAAGCCTCCGGTAACCATGCCGCGAGCCGCGTTGCTGTACACCTCCGCAGAGTCTGACATCGCCTCTATGTTCCTGACGATTCCTGTATATGTATTACTGATATCCTTTGTACTGTTCCCGCCAGCCGGCGAAACCTTTACATCAAAAGATGCCTGGCTTATCTCGCTGCATACTTGATCGACTATCGGGCCAACCATATCGAAACTGTACCTGGGCTGGTCTTTAGCTTGGTCGTACCAATACTGCTCCCACATACCATCGCGCTTATCCAGGAAGATGTGAGCCTCTCTAGCCTGGCTGCGGATATCCTGGTCTGCTTCTTGAGAGGCCGTCATCAAATTAACTACATAGCCATGCTCTTCGTATTTGTCATCATCGTAGTCGTGGGCAGCGTCTCGGTAATCACTATCCAGTTCTTTTTTGCCATCATCGTATGTAGCCATTTTATTTCCAGCCGCTGAAATTGAGAACAACTTTCTCTTGAGTGTTTACCTTCGGTGAGATCATGCTCATCATTAGAGCGTCTCCCATGTTAGGACTTGGTAATCTATATGGAGCCTTTGCCATTTCTACTTTGCTTAGTATTTGGATCTTTCCTAGATTGTTACGCTTCAGCGGTATTCGGCAGACTTCAGCTCTAAGCTGATCCAGACAAGATATGCTAGAAGATAAAGATATCATCTCTTCCGGGTTCACATACTCGCCTTTTGTTACTGCTCGATGCGTTGCTTCAAATCTATCTCTTAGCTTCCAGTAGAACTGCGCTCGCTTGTTTCGGAAGGTTTCCCGATTAGTCTTGTTTCTTTCCATGCCGCCGGTAGTGTACGGAAGCTCTGGATCTTGTGCTGCCTCGGAACCTTTAAATAACGTGTACTTCATGCCGACCTTGCCAGTAAGAGCCTGGTCTACCTGGCGCTTGAGCGAGACACCAAGACCATCCGCATCAAACACAAAGTGATCTGCTCTGTCCTGGATAGCCTTGTCTAGCGCCCAGTCCATACCTTCTGCCGCATCCCCGGTCACCAGCTCGCATACATCCAGGATGACGTTACCATGACGCAGGCAATAGGCTTTACTGTCACCGCCTTCATCTGAAGGATCATGTGCGGCTATAACAGATCCTTCTGGCTTCCATCCTAGCTTGATGTGAGAGTCCACTGCTGACAAGTACCACTCAACCGGAATAATGCTGTCCTCATGCTCATCATACGTTTCTCCTTCCCACACATGAGCGTAGAGAGCTGCCGACATATTCTTCTCATCATAAGCTCTTTCTTGCTCCAAGACTTCAGGGAATGCCGGGTTATCACTGTAGTTTACCCAGACGATTGTATGAAGATCGTCTTCATAGATTTTGTCTCGCCTCAGTTCTTTCTCGAAAGGCTTAATGAATCTCTGACTAAACGCATCTGCCGAGCTGCGCGGGTTAGCTGCCATCCAGATCTCTGAGCCGGCTTCTCGTAGTGTTGGAGTAAGAGCCTTTAGGCTAGACTCTGATATTGTTTGGGCCTCCTCAACAAAGACTCGTGAGAAGTTATGATAGCTCTTAACTGATTCAGGAGATCGAGCCAGGCCTATATACTTGAAGGCAGTCTCGCCATCAAAAAGAATCTCTGATCTTTGTATAGAGAATCCCTGAAGATCCAGGCGTTCTATCTCTGAAGATAGCAATGCGTGGACTGAGTCATCGATTGAATTTTGATACTCTCTAGCGCAAAGAGTTTTGATGCCTTGTGTCTGAGCTGCTACCAGGCACAGATCTGCCATGCTCATGCTTTTCCCACTGCCTCTGCCCCCCAGACAAATCTTGTATCGTTTAGGCTTGAGGAGAGGTAGCATTTTCTCAGGAATCTGCATTCTCGGCATAAGTTACTCGTATGTAGCAGGCTTGGACTTAGACTTCTTCCTGGTCTTGCCGGCCTTGCTCATAGCTATTGCTATTGCCTGGGACGGTTTGCGTCCGTAAGAGATTTCTTTTGAGACATTCTCAGAGATTGTTGCAGAAGACTTGCCGCTCTTTAATGGCATTAAGACATTACCTCGATAGTCCACTTAGTATCGATATCAACCTCGACTGGAGATCCATCCGGCCCGGACAATTCCTTGCGCTCGTGCCATCCCGCTCTATGCGAGAGCCAGAGCTTCATGCTTTGGAAGTCATTGTTCATGCCGTTCTCGTAGAGCTGAGATATCATTCTGCTGCTCGCCGTAGCCAAAGCCTTGCCGTACGCTTCACTCACTTCAGGCTGTCGCTTCATGATTTTGTCTAACGTGTTGAAACAAATGCCAAAATGGTCGGCTAATTGCTGCTTAGAGAGTGACGGAGCCAGGCGCGTAACGTCTGCGATCTCATCATCCCCGAATATAACCTCTCTACCCATTGTCATAAGATATCTTCAAATCCTTGTACTGGAATAATTACTTGAGGAAGTCCTTTCTCTGACCTTCTCTCCCGTCTTGCCATCGCTGCTATATATTCCTTATAGTCCTTATAGCGAATTCTTTCATTTCTAGCTTTTGCGGATTGATAAATTACGATAAAAGTATCATCAGCTAACTGAGTTTTAGACAGCAGAAAATTCGCATCAGGCACGAATTCTTTATCATCTTGAAACAAATCACCGATCTTTAGTCCTAGCGATTCTACCACACTAACACCGTTTGCACCGCAAGAAAAGCAGTGGCAGACCAGCTTCCTGTTTAAAATCGAGACTACCATGCTTGGCGTATTATCGTCATGGACTGGACAGCAGGCCATCCATCTATCCTTTCCGCTTGGCTTGAGCTTATCTAGCCTGGACAGTACCAGATCAAACCACTCATCCATGAAGCACACGAGCAGCATCTCGCTGATAAAATCGATATGACTGTTGTAGATACTCTGTACCACTCACCTGAAGACGTTTATGACTTGCACCTTTTTGCATAAAAATAGGTTCTCGCAAACCATGACCTTCATTAACCGCAAATCGAGCTAATTGATCAAACTTACCGTTACTGTGTAACAAATCACCCAAAACTGGCTTGTTTTTCTTTAAAAAAAAGGCATTGGATTGCAAGCTCCAAACATCGATCCGCTTTCCAGTTGACTCAACCTTCATGCCATACAAATCCATCCCACCATATAAACGAAGTCCAGCAGCGTTCGTTGTAGCTTGTGCGTATCCTGCCATAATTATTATCCTTTTTAGTTTCGTTCAATTTCTTTCCATTTTTTGCTTGCTCCAGCGAATCTGCCTGGACTTTATCCAGGACAAAACTTCAGCACTAGGCTCTTTGCATTTCTGTGCAAGGCCGTTAGGAAAACAGCTCATCGCTTCTTTGTATTTGTGATATGCCCATCCCGACTTGTAATTATGCTCCCTGCCATACCACAGCAAAGAGCTATACCACTGCTGCTTCTGTTCTTTTGTTAGATCCTTTCTGCGCTTGGCTGATCCCGACAGCTTAGTTACTTTTACCAGGCTGCTTCCGTCATCCCTGAGAACCTTAGTGCCAAGAGGTAGCTCAAACCCACACTTGCAACGCAGACCAGTAAAAGCGCCCCCGCATTGATCGCATTCATGAATCGCAAGCTCCTTCTCTTCTTTCTTGATCTGCTTCTTCTCAGAAAACTTTCTATCCCCATCGTCTAGCTCTACAGGAACGATGTCTTCTGGAAAACAGCCAAAATGATCTAGGTTTCCTGCGTGATCCAAAACAATAGCGCGATCCTTGCCTGGTGCTATACGCCAGATCCTGCCAATTCTTTGACACCACACTGTTTCGCTCTTGGTTTTAAAACAGTCTATAGCAATCTCGCAGCTCGGATCATCCCATCCTGTATTCAAGATGCGTGAGTTGCAGATAATCTTGTAATGCCCATCCTCAAAGTCCTGATAGATTAGTTTGCGCTCTCTCTCTGCGTCCATGTAGCCGTCAATGTGAACAGCTATCTCGTAACCTATCTCCTTATTAAACCTTTCTACCAGGCTCTTGCTGTAAGCTATGCTTGGAGCAAAACATACTGCTCTCTTGCGTAGGCCGTCCGAGTGCTTGATATAGTTCTTTACAATATCGCCGGCGAGAGACTCATCAGCCATCATGCGCTTGCCAAGCTCTTCTGGATCGTAATCTGTGCCGCCAGTGCTTAACCTCTTCGTAGCAACACCAGTAAAGTCAGCGGTCTTGCCAATATAGTAATCAGTGGGCGAAAGCCAGCCGTCTGCCATTAGCTGCCTGGGAGTAGTAGTAACTATAAGATCCTCGTAGAGTCCGTCCGCTGCCATTCCTTTCGCAAATGGTGTGGCTGTTAGGCCTACCCAATGAATTGCACTTAGCCGTCTCATAAGCCCGTTCGGGCCAGTCAAACCTTTGTAAAGCGTATGGCACTCATCAACGAACGCCAGGTGAAACATTAGATTCTTGCGGCTTAGAGCCGTCTGTAGAGAAGCCACTGTAATCTTGGCTTCTGGATTGTAGCGCGGGTCATCACCCTGGAGGACAGAGTAATCGTAGCAGCCTAGCTTTTCGAGCGTAGCAGTAGTCTGGGAAAGCAGTTTAAGCCGATCAACAAAAAATACTACTTGTAGGCTTGGGTTCTTTTGCACAGCCTCCATCATTGCGTGACAAGCTATAAGCGTCTTACCCATGCTTGGAGGAGCCGATAAGACTATTCTCTTATTGCCACGCCGAAAGCTGTCGCGCATTGCGTCAACAGCCTTAACCTGGTGTGTCCTTAGCTGCATCAATTTGGCCGATACTTTGGACAAATATCCTTTGCAATGCCTTTAAAATCGGGATGACCGTATTCTTTGCTGCCATCCGTCATTGTAGAAATGTTCCAGGACTCCACGTTTGTGCAGTATAGAAGCTCTGCGGCAACCTCATCCTCGTAATCCATTGAACCAACAAGACCGAGCAAAGACAACATCACCAGGCCAATAATAATAGCCATCAATTTTTCCTGAGTGCGGCTCATAATTTTGAATCCTCTATGGCAGCTATCGCATATTGTTGCGAGCAGTATTCTGGAAATGTAATCTCCCAAACCTTTTCTTTAAGTCGATCCCAATCTCTGCTGAACATCCTGGCCATCTTGGCATTAGCTACATCATGTCCGTAGCTTTCAACAAACTCAGGATAATTTGCTACCAAACTACCCATAACCAAGCCGTCTAACATTACGTTTAGGCCTTCCTTTTGATTCATATCAAAAAAATCTATTCCCGTCATCTTGTTACTCCCGTAAAAACTGGTAACCGCCAGATAAAATCTGGTAGCCACCAGTTTTATTGCTTTATGAATACTCTGAAATTTCGCCTTCAATAAATGATACTAATCTTGCCGCCTTAACCTTTACGTTTTCCTCCAGTTTTAATATGCGAATTACTGCGAGCATTCTATCCTGGAAGATCTCTAACTCTTCCAGCTCTTCCTGCTCCAAAGCATCCTCTTCTTCGTTGAGGTGCTGATTCAATTCAAAAGTGACTCTATCCATTATTTGTATCCCAGAACTTTGATTGATTTGATGTTTGAACCCATATCGCCTTCTTCTAACAAAACTCTTAAAGCGGCCTTAACAGCATCTGTAGCGTGTTCGATCTCAATTGTGTAAACAGTCTTCTCTGTTTCTCTGTTGTTCCAAATTGATTTCTTAGACTTTCTCATTTTGTTTTCCCGTAATGCCCCCGCAGGGGCGGTGATTGGTTAGCTGAAGTTTCTAGCTACTTCGATCTGCTTCTCTGCTTGGTCGTATGAGTGACCTTCGCCGTATGCTCTTAGAACCATCTGCATATTGATTGGGTCGTTGTTGTCTACGCTGTACTGGTATGCTGCGTCAGCTTCTAGGATGAGGTGGATGATCTCTTCTGCTTGGTTGTTGATAATGTTTCTCATTTTGCTGTTTTCCCGTTTCGTTGTTGATGTAAGTATAATGCCCGACCTAGACCCTGCTGTCAAACAAATTCACACTTATTTCGACAATAGAACTCATTTAGATGGTTGTGGACACCTGGTACTATTATTTACAGTCTGATCCGCAGAGATCTCTTTGCCGGAACGCTTTCCCTGACGGGAGGTGCGTCAACCCCACCTTATGTGTCCATTAACCCGGTTTGCAACCATTCCTTGACTGGTCTGGTTCAGTCCCATCACTCCTGGACTCTGCGCTATCTGGGCGTTTAAAGGCAGCTCATAAGCCATGATCCATGAGTTTCGGTCAGGATTTTACACACCGGGTCAACGAGTATACTCCAGATGTATCGTCCTGTACAATACACAATATGTGCTGGTGTTATGTGGTCTTATACACTACATCTCGTACCCCGTCATCGAGCCTATACCCCAGGAGCGCCAGCACTCTCCTAACTGTTTGACACTCTTATCAAACTAAGATAGTATTTCATTTCATTTTCTTTGACGGGAATCTACAAATGGAACAAGTTCACTTCTGGACGGCTTTCTTTAAAGCCAAATCTCAATTCATTGCACCAGAAAAGACTGGTGTTAATGCTTTTGCCAACAATCACAAATACTTCAAGCTAGAAGCATTGATAGAGCCTGTTTACGAAGCTCTGCAATCTAATGGCATTGAGTTCATCTTTGAGGATGTAAACTGTCCTGACGAAGCTGGCGCTCGCATTACTATGTTTCACCTTCCTTCTGGTCAGTCTTACACTCAAGAGTGCCTGGTAGACAAGGAGAGGCGTACAGCGCAAGGCACAGCCAGTTGCTACACATACGCAAAGCGTTATCTCATCACGAGCCTTTTTACGATTGGAGACATGAAATCAGACGATGACGGTCACGAAGCAAGTCAGCCCGCTTCTGAACCAATGGCTAAACCTGCCGAAATCGATTTGATCAAAAAAGATCTTGCCGTATTAAAGGTTTCTCAGAAAAAAGCCTTGGAGTCAGTTAGCGCATTGTCCTGGAAGCTCACTCAGAGCCAGGCTAATCAGATCCAAATGCGTATCAAAGAGCTGAAAGCCTCATGACTAGAGTGATCTACTGCGAGCAAGGAAGCCCAGAATGGCTTGATTCTAGGTGCGGACAGATAACCGCATCTAACTTCAAGTCACTCTTTACTTCTCGCGGAGCAAAGGTTGCTGCTTCTACCAGGGATAGCTACTTAAACGCTGTGATAGCCGAAAAGATGTGCGGTCATCCAGCGGAGAGCTTTAAGAGCTACGACATGGAGCGCGGCAATCTGCTTGAAAGTCAGGCTCGCGCCTGCTTTGAGATGCATCTGGGCGTTGATGTTAAAGAAGTTGGCTATCATATGCACGATGAGTTCGATATTGGATGCTCTCCAGACGGACTCTTTGCCGACACTGGCGTAGAGCTGAAATGCCCAAAAGCCAATACCCACATTAAATACCTCAGATCACCTACTAAGCTGCCAACTGAATATGTGCAGCAAGTTCATGGATCTATGTGGGTTTTGAATTTATCTAAATATTATTTTTGTTCTTACCATCCCGAATTGAAACCTCTAATTATTGAGGTTAAACGAGACGAAGAACTCATGGAAGCGGCTGGAGAGATCCTTATTTCTGCCGCTAAATTAGTAATCACTGAAACGGAGAAGTTGAATGACCAGCAAATTTGTCACATTAACGAGCGTTAATAAATCCCAGTTCGATGACAGCTACTATGCCTCTATCGATCCTGAGCGCCTGAGAGAGCTTGTAAAGGCTTTAGATGAAGGCCGAGTATACTTAGGCAAGACAGGAAAGGTATCTCTTAAAGGCTGGAAAAACACTCCAGAGGACGGAGGAACTCCGTACATCTCTTTGAAATGGTCTCCACCTATGGACGCAGCTCCTGTCGCGCCGGCTGATCCTGCAATAAGCCTAGAAGACGTACCGTTTTGAAGATCAAAGTAATCCAGATAGATCCGGCTCGAAAGATTGATAAAGCGCCTCGGAATAAATATGTTTCAAAATGGCTGGATCTTGGTGATAGCCAGGCTCTTAGTTTTGACGATTATGATGAGATGAGAAAAGTTTATTATTCTATCCACTCCTATTGTCGGAACGCAAAAAGCACTTATAAGCCCAAGCAGTGGGCCGATAAAGAAGAAAAGGAATGGCTCATCTGGAAAGAGCGTGTCTAAGTCTACTCCTCGATCCAAGGCCTTAGTTCTGATTCAGAAGCTGTCTCGCATAAAGGCAGCGGATGATGATGGCCTGGCTGTCTGTGTTACCTGCGGAGCTTCACACCATTGGACGGAGATGGACGGAGGACACTTCCTGGCTAAAGGCTCAAGCTCCAGATGGGCATTAGAAGAGCAAAATGTTCACGCCCAGTGCAGGCCATGTAATCGCTTCGGCCAACAATTTGGGTCTAGCTCCCAGGCGTTTACTCTCTACATGATAGATCTTTACGGTAGAGATGAAGTGGAAAGGATGTTATCCACAAAGTCTGAAACTAAAAAGATGTACAAGGCTGATTACATGGACTTAATTAGCTATTTAAAGGAACAAATTAAATTTCACGAGGAGAGATTGGGATGACGGTTCCAAACGAATTTTGGATAGTAAACAATGAATTCTCTATGCAAGAGTTTAAAAAGCATATGGATTCGCTTCACAAGGAGCATGGATACCTGGTTGTTACCTGGAAGACAGGCAAGCAGCGCAGCATTAAACAGAATTCTGCTCTTCATGTGTGGACAAATTTGGTTGCAGAAGCCTTAAACTCCGCAGGATATGACATGAAGAAGACTTTGGCTCATAAAGCAGAGATCCCCTGGACAGCCTCTTCTGTTAAAGATTATCTCTGGAGGCCAGTGCAACAGGCTCAGACCGGAGAAGACTCTACGGCAAAGGTAGATAAGGCCGATTATGTTAAGATCTATGACATCTTAAACAGGCATTTTGTGGACAAGATGGGCATTCATGTACCTTGGCCCGTCAATGAACGCGATCTTTGATATACCGGCTATTTGGCATGATATCGCAGCAGATAGCCCGAAAAGCCTAAACGCCAGGTCTGTCAATTCCTTTTCTTATAAGACCGGGATAATAGGTGAGCTTGCCGTCTCTGAGCTTCTTAGTTGCTTTGACATTGAGAACCGAAGAGTAGACACCTACAACTATGACTTTGTTGTTAACGGTCTTAAAGTTGACGTTAAGTCGAACTGCAACGAGCAAATGCCTACTGAAGAAACCCATGCCGGCAATACCAGGTTTATGCTGACAAAGTACCTGGCTAAACAAGAATGCGATCTATACGTCTTTACAATGATCTCCTTCGACAAGAACCAAGTGCAAGTTATGGGTTTTTGCCAGAAAGAATTCTTCTGGAGCAATGAGAATGGAATTGATTTCAAAAAAGGAGAGATGCCAATGAAAACACCTCTTCGCCAGGACGCTAGAATATTAGCCTATAAACATTTGCGGGATATATATTCATTGCCAAGATATTTGGAGAAAACGTGACTTTTACTGATTTTATACTTCAAGACCCTGGAGATACTGAAGAATGGTTAGAAGAAGCATATTCTAGGTTTTCACCTGAAGACCTCAACTTTCTAGCTACGATGGCCTGGAACATTAGTCACATGGAAAATTTTATTTTTTCTAGCGAATTTAGAAGCAAAGATTTCTTTGAGTTTATGGAAAAGGAAAATCATTATCTAAGCAGCATTCATTAATACTTTCCGCTCTTGATTTGATCTGATAGCTCCAATGCTCGTATTTTAGTCTGCCTGGCAAACTTAGAATCCAGAAGCTCTATTGATGCCATCTTGTAATCTGCAATCTCAAAACAAGCTATCATCTTCTCAAAACCTCTAAATCTTGTCGCTCCCAGGCAAAAGAAAGCATCTACGACTGCCGCAGATCTAACCTCATCCAGATCGCTAAACCAGGTATATTCTTGTTTTAGTTCTTTCATGCATCTAATTATGTCGTTAGAAAGCAAAAAATCTATTTCCTCTTCTGACAATCCAAGACCGGAATCCTTTTGAATGTTCCTTCCAACACCAATAGTTGTTTTATCTGCTGTACATTTATAAGCATGAGTTTCCACGCCTTCGTGCCGCTTGAGCATTTCTATAAGGTTTTCCATTTCCATTATTTCTCTCTGCTCACACCTTTTGTTTTCTCGTATGAACGCATACCACCTAAGCCCAGCATAGCCATTAGCAGCGTTGTCAAAATGGAAGTATCTACCTCTGGAACGGTTAACCAAATTCCCAGTATTGGAGAGATGATTGTAGAGTAAGCCAATGCAGAGATAGAAACCCAACCGCACATTGGCCTCCAGCCCGATACAAAAAGGCTTGGATGCGCTGCTTCGGCCTTGTTGACCTCGATCTGAGCGGTCAATTGCTTATCAGCGGCCATTGCC